AACCTTTTCCAGCTAATTCTTTACCCGACTTTGCTAAGGTCTTTGCACCATCAACCATATTGTCTTTTAGACCACTTAGTCTATCACCTAACTTTGTAAAGACTCCACGCGTATCTGGCAATGGCCCCATTTCGTCTTCACCTAATTGTTTTTGAGCTGCAAAGAAGAAGTTACTCAGTCTTTCACCGATATTAAATTCTTTACCAGTAAAGAACTTAGTGGTTTTTGCAACGGTTGTGTTTATGGCTTTAAATGGAGTTGCAAGTAGTGTTCCAGCAGCCTTAACCATTTTAACACCATCGTCAACCACGGATTGTATATCAACAATACCCATGGTTAATTCTTTTATTGCACCCGTTCCACCTTCAAAGATTGACTTGTATGATTCTGCAGCTTTATCAGATGCATCTTCCATAGTCTTTTTTCGTTTATCTTGTTCTTCTTTAAAGTTACTACCAAAGTTTTTAAAGACATCTACAAAACCAGTGGCACTTTCCATGAATGCATCTTTTGACTCGTCAATACCACTTGAAAAACTTTCATAAGTATCATTGAATTTTTGACCTGCCTCTGAAAATTTTCTTGAACTGGTCTCCATTGCTTTAGAGGAATCTGCATTTACTTTTTTAACATTCTCTGCTGATTTGGCTAAGACATCTTTAAGAGCCATGCCTCCCTCTTGCAATTGTGCTTTCAAATTGTCAGTGATATTGGATAGTGCCATTAGTTATTAATCTTCTGCTTGTTCGTCTTCTCTTTCTTCACCGTCAATAGACTTCTGAAGATTGTCGACTTGTTTTTGCCAAGATTCAACTGCAGCTTCATGTGAAGCTTCTGCTGATTCGATTTGGAAGTCTTCTAAACCTTCTTCTAATACTAGTTCAGGTTTTAGTTTCATTAACTCTTCCATTTTCTTTTCTAAATCGGACATTTTTTTTCCCCTATTTTTTTGAATTTGTGTCATGCTCTTTGGCTGCACTATTAACATATAGTCCAAACCAAGCAGCTCCAGCACCAACTAATATTGATATTAGACCCGACTGTTCAATGTTTGGTTCTTCTAAACCCATAAACCACATTGCAGAATAGTATACTAATACTATGTAAACAGTCAAAAATGCTCTTGGCCATATTCTCCATGCATCGATTGCTCTTGCAAGGTGAATCCACTTCTGCCAAGGGTTTGTTAAATCAGATGCTTTTAATTCTGCAACTTCTGATTTAAGATTAGCATTCTCTTGAATCAAGTCCATAAATTTGGACAAGTCCATTTCTACTTCGTTTCTACTCATGTCACCCGAAAATTTTTCGTATTTCTCAGACATTATTTTCTCCTTCTAAAATTTAGTTATCGGTTCTTGCGTTGTTTCGCCTTCTCCTTCTCTTCTTCTAGATGGTTGAGTAGTAACTGTATGTAGATTTCCCTTTCCCAAGGCATCATCTCATCTAACTCAGTTAATGAATACTTATGGTGTTGCATTAACTGAAAGTTAGTAGAATAATAATTCAGTAAGCTATCGTGTGAAAGGGATATTAAAAAAAATTCTGTAGTCCAACTACTTTTTTCTTAATGTCTTTCCCACAAAGTTTACATTCTGCGACGACCTCTTTCTGTAACCTAGGTATTGCATCAAAGAACTTAGTAACATCTTCTAATTGACTTACTGTTAAGTTTTCAACAAACTCAGTAAGTTCTTGTTCAGAAGTGTCGACTGCCATGTATACTTGATTCTCATCAAATATAGAAACAATACTTCTCTTCAACATTTCAATGGTCTGAGTTCCTTGGTCTAGTTTATCTAGTCCTTCGATATCCTTTACTTTAGGATATGCTAACTCAATACCAACTTCATCATTAATCATAATCTTGTATTCAGGTTCGTCTCCTACTACTTCAACATCATCTAAATTAACGACTGTTTCACCCGACCCTTTGGGGTCACATTCAGGGTCATTACAGCCTACAGATATCTTTGCAGTTTCACCAACAGACCTTGCTCTTATTTTAAGGAATAAGTATTCCATATCAATAAGAGGTAGTTCGTTTGGTTCAACCTCTCCAAAAGTTACACTTCTGATAAGGTCTTTTACTGCCTCAAATATCTTTGCATCGTTTTCCTCTTCCTGAGCAATCAACAAAAGTTTTTGCTCTTTAACAAGGAATGGTCGATACTTCACTTCTCTTCCGTCACTTGGTAACACTGCTGTATACTTCGGTGCCGTTTGTATAGGTAAAGCCATAATATATTTTCCTCTACGAGGTATTAATTACCTCTTCGTTTTTCAGTTATATAGTTAGGGTTTATATCCCTTCCTATAGTTCCAGCACGGGTTATAAAGGTATCTAATCTAGATAGTTTCCTTAATAAGTCCCCTGCTTTGGAATTGAATCTACTTGCAACACTTAACGAATCAAGTATTGCGTCAAATCCTCTCCTACCTCTATTTATACTGCTAATATCAAAGGTAGAAATTCTTGGTTGTCTCAAAGATAAATCTCCGAATCCTTCTGCGTCTTCTTCTGTAAAATAACGATATGATAAATCAAAACCAAATTTCATTATCTCGTCTGTTGATTCTGAAGATAAAGCTATCTCATTCATAACCGTTGGAAAGCATTCGTGTAAAGTTATTGTCTTTGCAACACTATCGTCTTTCCTTAAAACTTGTATTTGCACTTTACAGTTTTGTGCATATTCGTCATAGAATCTTAATACTGCATTTTCACCACCACCGATATCACTTAGAGTATCACTGATATTTGCAGAATGAACAAATTTCATCCATTCTTTAATGATTAGTCTATCTAAAAAACTATCATCGCACATGAACTCAAAGGACATAGTTTTACCGTAGTCTACTTCACCCGTTGCCATTTGTTTCTTTGGGCCAAAGTGTCCGTGTTCTTCTGTTGTTATTGTCTTGCCTGGCACGGTTGCAGAACTGCAAAGAATTGATAATGTGTCTCTATCTGCTGTGAATCCAAAGTCTTGTGGCAATGTTAAGAATTGAACTAAGAATCTATTGGGTTGTAATGGTTGACCCAGTCTTGCTTTTATTGTATCTATTTTTGAATCACTCATTAAAATTTCTCTCTACTTTTACTGTATACAAAATTTGCAGTTGCATTTTGGAATCTAGTAGAAGGTAACATTGAGACTAACTCAAAGTATTCAGGTAGCACTTGACATATCCTACTATCTAAATTCTGAAACTTATATTGTTTCAAACATGGTCTTGCACGACTTAAACGACTTATGCTTTTTACCATGTCGTATACTAATCTGAAACGAGTATCTTCAGGTTGGTCTTCGTTAGTATCTAAGAAGTCAAACATTTCGTTTAACAATATTGCTCTATCTCTAGGTGCAATGTAATGTAGATTCAAACCTAAAAATCCAGTTCCATACATTTTTAAAACTATTACTAATGGAAAGTAATCCCAGTATTTCAATTTTGCAGCTGTCTTAGGAACATAATGAAACATATACATTCTTCCTATTTCAGGTCTTGAAACAAAGTTCTGATTTACATTTTGGATTCTATCTGAACTATTCTTGATATATCTTACATTTTCTCTAAACCATTCTAGAGATTGATAAGTCAAGTCTTCTATTGATTCAGGTTTTTGTTCCCTTATGTCTTGAAATAAACTTGCCATTGTCTATTATTTATGATAATTGTTGAACAAACTCCAATCTTTATTTTCAATTATTTTATGTTTAGGGTGAAAGTCTAACATGCCTGTGCAGTTCTCTAAAGTGAAATTACCCTTTATCCCTATCCCGTGTCCCTCGTATGTTCCATGGGTGAATAAATCTTCAAACATTTCATCACATGTTCCTTCTAATATAGGCTTCTGTTTTTTAAAACAATCAATAGTCTCTTTGACTAAATCATTCAACTCTTCTCTTTCTTCACCTACATGAACTTCTAATTTACAATCAAACTCTGCAAGGAATAAAGATTTGTCTTTGTGAGTGTCATAAGGTTTCCACCATTCTTCAAAAGTCATTACAGGTAAATCTATTTGATTACCTATATCCCATAAGATAAAGTCTTCATTACATTCTGTATGTGCAATTGCACGAACTCTTGTTTGGCCTGGGTGAACAAACCATGTATCTCTCTCGTCAAATAAAACTGCTTGAGGAACGGAGTATAAACCTTCGTTCTTTATAATGTCGACTAACCAGTTTAGTTTTACACCATGATAGAAATGATTTTGGTCATGGTCAGACATAAACTCTTGGAAATGTTTATCGTTGTATTCGTATTGCCAACCATATAACAAGTATATCCCATAACATTGTAGAACCGTTACATTGTTACCTCTCCATTCTCTAAAGTCTTCAGTAAGTCCTAGTTTCTTTGCTTCATTAAATGATATGACTTTAGGATTATTCTCTTTGACTCTATCAAAGACTTCTCTTATTTGTTCGATTGACATTACTCTTTTCCATTTCTTGTCAACGAAATCATTCACATATATGTGGTCTATAAAATTTCCTTTCATTAGTTATAACTCTTTATTTTTAATTCTACTAGCTTTAAGTCCTCGGGAGTGTCTACGGATAACCCTTCGTCTTCAACATGAACCATTTTAATCTCACGACCATTCTCTAGATATCTAAACATTTCTACACTTTCTTTTAGTTCACATGGGCCTGGGTCAAAGAATCTAAATTGTTCTAATCGTTTTCTTTGGAAACCATACAAACCCATTTGTTGGTGTTCAGTTATTGGAAGTCTTGAGTAATATAATGCACAACCCTTTGAATCGAATGCAACCTTTACAACATTCTTGTCAGTCTCTTTATATGATTGGTCTATATCAGTATATGCATTTACGATACCAATATCTAAATGTTCGTCCATGACAATAAGTTCTTCTACAAGTTTATCGATTGCTTCAGGATTGATTAGTGGTTCGTCTCCTTGAATGTTTACAAAGTATTTACCGTCTAACAAACTGAGTGCAGAAGAACAACGGTCAGTTCCAGTTCGACAATGGTCTTCAATTACAATACATCTCATTTCATGTTTAGAACAGAAATTAGATATCCTTTCATCATCTGTTAAGACCACAACTGTATCTAAAGTCTTGGCCATACATGCACGGTCATATACCCGTTTAATCATAGGTATACCACAAATCTCTGCAAGTGGTTTACCCTCGAACCGAGTAGAATACCACCTTGCTGGAATTAGTCCAACAATGAGATTAGATTGTTTATTGATTTCAGCGAGACTTCGCATTCAACTTCTCCATAACCATATTCTGCATGTATAAAATCTACACCTGCTCTGTTTGCACAAAACATATCTGATTGCATATCTCCAACATAGTATGTTTCATGTGGGTCAACATTACAATGTGCAATAGTATTTAGTAGTTGGTCAGGAGCTGGTTTTCCTCGTAACCCTTTCTTAGGTGAACAGACAAAATCGAAATTTGGAAAGTCATTACCGTCTAATATCAAAGAGGCAATAACCTTTTTCACTCTCTCAAAATCTTTTGAAGTGCAAATTGCAATCTTATATCCTTTAGATTTTATCTTCTTTAGTGTTTCTATTGTATTTGGATATAGTGTTACCTCGTCTAGTCCCCAATTAGAAGCTTCGTCATATGTCTTTTTGATAAGTCTATGATTTTTTGTGATTCCTAATTCAGTTAGAATGTCAAAAAAGGGTTTTCCGATTTGTTTTTTATATTCGGAAAATGGAATCTCAATTTTATGAGCCTCTTGAACACAATTCCAAGACATTTCCATATTTGAAAGTGAATCTATCAACACCCCGTCCAAATCAAACACAATTAGTTTCTTCATTTTTTCTTTTTTGGAACTAAATGGTCTTCAGTTAAAATTCTAAAACCCATTTTTCGGTCTTTACAGAACTCTCCCGCTGCTTTGAACTTTGCTTGATTGATAATATAGGTCAAAACCTTCTCTTTGAACTTTTTAGTTTGTCTTTTTGGGACTGGAGGAGGTGAACATTGTGATTTTGGTTTAACTTCTATGATTTCTCTTACTGCTTGCCCCTTTCTATTTACATATTTAATGTAAAAGTCGGGAAAATACCTATGAATCTTTTTATCTACAGGAGAACGGTAAGGAATTATGATTTCCTCACTCCCCCATTCAATAATTGAAGGGTTATTATCACAATATACCATGAATCTTCGTTCCCACAAAGACCTATAATAGATTCTAGTAGGGTCACCCTTGTATTTTTTGTAATTCTTCGGTTTAAACTTACCACTGTATGCCATAAATAGATTTTAAAGACCTTATAATAGGATATTTATATGCCAAATCTAAACAAACTACTGAACAAAGTAAATCAAGCTTCACAAGCAATTAAATCTGCAAAGGGTATCAAATCCAAAATAGAAAGTATTGGTTACAAAGGAGGTATTGATACCTCAGTTGTTGACCAACTTCAAGAAATTGCAGAAGCAAATAGACAACTCCTAGAAGAAAGACGAACCTCGTTACAAAAACAAATATCAAATGTAAACACTGGTAAATCAGTTGCAAAGAAAACCCCTATGACAACAACAGTAGATTTACAATATCCTCTAGACGGTGGATTAGATAATTATATCGTATTCAAAATCAGACCAAGGAAAGATAGGTCAGGTGGTAACTTCCTTGCAGATAAAATGTATTCTATTGCATTGTATATTCCTGATGATGTAACTCAAAGTGGAGCAATCGGATATAAGGCAGACGGTGTTGGTGCAGTTGCAAGAGGATTTTCTACTGCAATGGAAGGAGAGACAACTGGTGAGAAAATGGATAAAGGTTTTGAAGAAATTAAAAATGCAGCTGGTGAAGTAATCAATAAAGTTATGAACACTATGAGTGGTGGGGTTAAAAACTTAAAAGCTGGTCAAGCAACTAACCCTATGCAAGAACAATTTTTAGAAGGTGTGGATTTTAGAAGTCATAGTTTTGAATATGAGTTTATGCCTAAGAATGAAAAAGAGGCACAAGAAGTTCAAAAGATTATTACAGTATTGAGACTTGCTGGTCTTCCCGATACTTTTGCGTCTGAAGACGAATCACCTAATGAAAACTTCTTTAACTATCCAAACATATTTGATGTTTCCTTTGAAGGGCCAATCAAAGAACAAGTTGAGGGGTTCCTTCCTATGGTAATGACTGAATGTAATGTTGCAACTTTTGGTGGAAACTCTCATGGTATGATAGCAGGGTCAGACGGAAAATATTATCCTGCCAAAACTGGACTCTCTCTAGCTTTTAATGAAATTAGAATTATGTCTCAAGAAACTTATGCACAAAAAGTATCACATGAAAAACTTATAAGTGATTTAGGTATCGGTGATGCAACAGGTGGAGGTTCTCCAAGTATATTAGACGGTAGTCAGGACGGAGGAGGATAATAATGGCTCAAGAATTTTTTAAAAACTTTCCAAATATTCAATACAAGTTAAGTGATGGTAAAGTCATTACTATCAAAGATTTCTTTCGTAAGTCTAGAATAGAACAAGAATCTGTAACTTCATTAGTTGAATATACGACTTACGAATTAGAAGAAGGTGATAGACCCGATACAGTTGCTTCTAAAATTTATGGTAATGGTGATTTACACTGGACACTTTATTTAGTAAATGACCTAGATAATTATTTTGACTGGTTTAAAACTTCTCAAGAATTTGAAGAATATATAAAACAAAAATATGACGGGTATCTAATCAATGCAAACAACACTTCAGATATCATAGATTCTTCTAGTAAGTTTTTATTAGGAGAAAAGGTTAAGACTGCTCAGTCAGAAGGGATTGTTATAAAAGTCGACCCAACTCATAAACGAATTGGTGTAAAATCAATCAAGGGTGATTTTGGTGCTGATTCTCCTTCAGAGGGAACTATTACTGGAGAGAGTTCAGGTAAATCATTTTCAATTAATTTTACAACACACCATAGAGACGGTATAAGTCATTATTTCAAAGGTGACCTAAAAAGAAATCAGTTTGATAATGACTATCAAGCAAAAACTTTTTGGGAAGACGAATGGGAAAAAAACGAAGAGAAAAGAAAAATAAAAATTATCAAACCAGCTAAGATACAACAGATTGTATCTGCGTTTGAAAAAGTAATGAAATCATGAGTGGAAACTTTGCAGCGGGTGAGTTCTTCGTTGAGTCCTTAACCCTCGTAAATCAATACAACGAATCCGTTGACCTTACCAATATGGTAAGTAACTTTCAATTATATGAATCTATCTTTAATAAGTTTGTTACAGGTGATGTATCTGTATTGGACGGTATTAATTTATTAAAGAACTTTAGAATGACTGGTCAGGAGTTTATCAGGATTGCAATTAGACAAAAAGAAGGAACAGACGAAAAATCAGCTGACGAATTTTCAATTGATAAAACATTTAGAATCTACAAGGTTGACAATGTGCAAAGACCTGATGAATTAACTCAAACATACATGTTCAGAATATGTGACCCTAAAATGTTTACTGTAAGAAGGAAGAGATTAAGTCAAGCATTGAGAGGAAGATACGACCAAATACTACAAAATGTTTTGATAGACTTTTGTAAATTTGATAGAGAAGAATTTGACGGTTGGGAACAAACAGTTCCCGAGAACAAACAATTCATATGTCCGAATTGGAATATAGGACAATTAATAGATTACATAGTTAACAATTCTTCTATCGGAGAATCAGCTGCATATAAAAATGGTATGTTCTTTTTTCAAACCTTAACAGGTGGATTTAGATTTCAATCAGTAGATACTATGATGAGTATGGAGTTTCCTATAGAGTTTAGTAATACTCCTAGAAATGCACTTGTAGGTAGTGAAGAAGAAAACATAAATGCACCGAAAGGATTGAATACACAAATATTACAATATGAAAAACCTCAAGTCTTTGATACATTACAAGCAACAGTCGGTGGTGCATATGCTTCTACTCTCAAGGTATACGACCCTATTAGAAAACTAGAAGAAGAAAACATATATGATTTAGAAACAGTTATGGGTAAAGGTGAACATGTATCAGGTAATCCTATGTTATATGTTGACGATTTAGAAAGAGTATTAAGTGCAGAGAATTTAGAAGACGCACAAACTTCACCAAAGATAAATGAGATTGGTATAGAATTACAACCAACAAAAGAACCCGAAGTATTAATTATAAATGATTATCATAGTAATCATGTTTTTGATAATGCAACATCATTATCAGAACCCGAAGTATTCGAAGCAAGAAAATTAAAAGATACAGGTATCCTACAAAGAAGAGCTTTACTAGAAGTATTAGAACAACATAGAATCATTGCAACAATACCTTTAAGAACAGATTTGTCAGTAGGTATGATTGTAAAATTAAATATCACTTCACCCGAAGTTATGGGAGCTGGTGATATTGAAGACGAGGTAAATGACAATAGATACTTAATTACAGATTTATCAATATCAGGAAGTCCACAAACAAAACAAGGTGTATGTTTTATAGAATGTGTAAAAGAAAGTTATGCAAAGAAAATCGAAACTGCAAGACCACTTGATAAATCAACACCACCCGAGGACGCTACATAATGGAATATTTTTACGGTATAGTTGAAGATAGACAAGACCCTCTACAAGTTGGTAGGGTTCGTGTTCGTATACATGGGATTCATACAGACGAAAAGATTTTAATATCTACACCCGATTTACCATGGTGTCAGGTTATACTTCCAACAACTTCTGCTGGATTATCAGGAATGGGAACAGGTCATGGACTTATTGAGGGGTCAACAGTGTTTGGATATTTCAGAGACCAAGCAAAACAAGACCCAATAATTCTTGGTTCTGTAGCAGGTATACCACAAGCAGGATATAAAGAAGATATCTCAGACCAACTTATTACTAGGTCAGTAGAAAGAGGGTTCAATGACCCAAGACAATTAACAGTTGCAGATTATAATGATACACCCGATGGCCCAAACCCAGTGCAAGATTCAAGAAGAGGTTTTGGTCTTACTAGTGCAATGGATACTGCTCCAAAGGCACCAAAAGAATTAAAAATAAATTACGATAATACAGGTTCTACAATCGAAGAACTAGAAGTAACAAAAGAAATGTTACCGTTCTATCCTTTGTATACAGACGAATCAGATTACTCTTCACTTGCAAGAGGTTCAGTATTAGACCACAAAATAAAAGGTGATATATTTCACCCACAAACACAACAAATTTTAGCAGACTTTGTAGATGTAGATTCTGCACCAGTGTATCCATATAACAAAGTATATCAATCAGAATCAGGTCATGTCGTTGAAGTAGACGATACTGTAGGTAAAGAAAGAATTAATATCCACCATAGGTCAGGAACATTCCATGAGATTCATGCAGACGGTTCTGAGGTTACTAGAATTGTAAACAATAATTATACTGCAATTCTAAAAGACGATAAACTATATGTTGCTGGTAACGCTGACTTACAGGTTGGACATGGTAATGTAAACATAACAGTTAATACAGGTAATGTAGATTTAAAAGTATTAAAAGGAAATGTAACCGAAACAATCTCAGAAGGTAATGTAACTTCAGAGATTACAAAAGGAAACATGACTGGAACTATTGGTGGAACAACAGATATAACTTCTGAAGGTAAAATAACAATAACAGGTAATTCAGGAACAGAAATTATATCAAATACTAAGATATCAGGAACACTTCATGTAACTAAAGCACAGAAGAATGATAGTAGTATAACTGCAACAGGAGAAGTAACAGGTAAAGGTGTTAAACTTTCAACTCATACACATACAATTGCCTCAGGTTCTTCAGCAGGTAAAACCAAGAAGCCTGATTAGTTTGTATAAATAGTATTATGGTCGAATATGTAAACAAAAGTAAGAATGTTGCAATCAAGGAAGCATACTCCGACCTTGATTTATTATTTAAAGCTCACCCTATCAGTGGAGATGTAACTGTTAAGACTGATGCAGATGCAGTAAAGAGAGCAGTAAAGAATATCGTTCTTACAAACTATTACGAGAGACCTTTCAAACCAAGTTTGGGTGGAAATATTCGTGGACTATTATTCGAATTAGACACCGACAGAAAATTAAACAGAGCAAAGGAAAGACTTACAAAGACAATTGAAGACTTTGAACCTAGAGTAGAAAATGTTCGTTGCCGATTCAAAACAGAAGGTAACAGTTTAGATGTAACTATATTCTACAATATCAAAAATGGGTTATCAGGTCAAGAGGTTGAATTTAATATAACAAGGGCACGATAATGGCAGTAAACAGTTCACAAATTAATATCACGGATTTAGATTTCGATAACATATCTGATAATCTAAAAAACTATCTCAAAGGTCAGGAACAATTCAAGGACTATAACTTCGAAGGTTCAACAATGTCAGTTCTTATTGACTTACTTGCATATGCATCACATATTGGTGCAGTAAATACAAACATTGCAGCTTCAGAGTTGTTCTTAGATTCAGCACAAATTAGAAAGAATGTTGTGTCCCGTGCAAAGGATTTAGGATTTACTCCTGCTTCAGAAAAAGCTGCTTCTGCAAATGTAACTATGGTTTTAAATAATGTCAGAGCTGCAGACGGTTCAGTTCCAACAATCAATTCAATGATTATGCCTAGGGGAACAATCTTTAAAACTGTATATGAAGGAACTAACTACGAATTTGTAACACCAACTGCATATACACCAACTGTAGATAGTAATCAATTCACATATTCAAATGTAGAATTAATTCAAGGAGTATACGCACAAGATATTTTTGTTCATGATACACAACTTAAAAATTCAAAGTATGTATTATCAAATAAAAGAGTAGACGCAAATAGAATTACTGTTACTGTAAACTCAGGAGGAGTAACTTCTTCATATGCATTGTCAACTGATATATCAACTATCACCACAACTTCTAAAATATATTATACTCAAGAAAACGAAGAAGGTTTCTTAGAGATTTACTTTGGTGACGGAACATTAGGTGCAGCTTTATTAGACGGTGATATGGTTACAGTTGATTACATAGTGGTAGACGAAGAACATGCAAATGGAGCTAAGAAATTTAACCAAGTATCAACAATCAATGGTTATTCAGATTCAACTATTGTTGTTGATTCAGCTGCAAACGGTGGTTCAGAAAGAGAATCAATCGAGTCAATAAAATTTAAAGCAACAAAGTTTTACACTTCACAAAACAGATTAGTAACATTGAATGACTACAAAGCAAAAGTTCAAGAATACTATCCGAATGCAGACGCAGTTGCAGTATGGGGTGGTGAAGACAACAATCCACCCGAGTATGGTAAAGTATTCATTGCATTAAAACCAAACAATGCAGATTACTTATCTGAAACAGAAAAAGCTTCTGTTGTTGCCAATCTAAATAAATTAAACATGTTGACTGTAAGACCTACAATCGTAGACGCAGACATAGTTAAGATTTTGATTACAACAACTTTTAAATACAATCCAAACTTGACAACATTAACAGGTGGAGAACTTGCAACATTGGTCAAGAATACAATTAATCAATTTGATACTGATAATCTAAATGGATTTGACGCAATCTTTAGACATTCAAATCTAACAAAGACAATTGACGCTGCAGATTCCTCTATCTTATCAAATACAACAAACATTAGATTGAAGAAAAAATTAAAACCAACAATTTCTTCAAACTCTAAAGGATATACAGTTTCTTTTGGTAATGCATTATTCAATCCTCATGCTGGTCATAATAAAGCAGGAGGTGGTATTACCACAACTACAGGTTTTTATACTCAAGGTGATTCCGTCAATATAAATTATTTTGACGATGATGGTAATGGAGTATTGAGAAGATACTACTTATCAGGGTCAACTAGAGTATATCAAGATAGTTCAGCTGGAACAGTTAACTATTCCACTGGACTAATAACTATCAATGCTATTACATTAACCTCTACGGTTAATACTGATACATCGATAGATTTCACCGTCATACCTTCGGGAAATGATATCGTTGCAGAAAGAGGTAACTTAATTGATATCTCTAGTGATGATATTAAAACAGAGGGTGAGATAGACACCATCGCAAGTGGTGAATCGAGTGCTGGGGTAGGGTTTAATACAACCTCAACCAGTAGTTATTAATTAAATGTATAAAGTGGTCGGGAGTCCCCCGAGTAGTTTCCCATTCAATTGGATTATAGGAGGAAAAGAGAATGGCAGATAAAAAAATTACCGCGTTAACGGTTATGAATAAATCAGAAGTCGGTGCAGCCGATATTCTGCATGTTGTTGATGACCCTAGTGGAACACCAGTAAACAAAAGATTGGCAATATCTAATCTTTTCGAAGCAATACCAACTCACTTAGCAATCAATGATGTGCAAACAGTTTCGACTGCACAATCAATTGCTGACGGTGGTATCATTGCAGTAGACGCTGATTCAATCAGTTCAGACCTTGCTTTGACATTGCCTGATTCAAGTGATACAGGTGAGATTAAAATCATCGTAGCTGCAACTGAACCAGCAGGTTCTAATAATGTTGTTATTACACCTACAAATCTTATCAACGGAACAACAATCACACTGAACTCAATCGGTGATGCAGTTGTTTGTGTATGGTTAGGTTCAGCTTTAGGTGGTTGGGCTATAGTATCAAATGTTGGTGCAGTAGTAGCTTAATATGTCTAAGAACTTCGAGATTGAAAGGTTATCAGATAGATTACCTAATCTGTTACCCGACTTTGTTAAAGACGAAGCACCAATCTTTGAGCAGTTCTTAAAATCATATTTCGAATTCCTTGAGGCTGAGATATTAACTCTCAGTTCTCAAGGAGATTTGGAAGGTATCCTATTAGAAGATAATAATGGTGATATCTTATTAGAAGAGGGAACTGTTAAACCAGCTCCCGATTCAGATTCTTCTTATCTCTTAAACTATCAAAATACAACTCCTTTCGAAAAAGGACAGTATATTGTCGGTTCAAAAACTGGTTCAGTTGCAGAGATATTAACAATCAATGGTAACAACTTCTATATCAAAACTATTGAAGGTAATGGTTTTGATAAAGGAGAAACAGTTACAGCAAGAATGAACGAACCTATTGGAAGTGTTACTCAAACAGGTAATTCAGGTGTCGTAGAAAAACATAAACACAATACAGTTCTTGCAAACAATCAATTGTTAAACTATTCAGATATTGATAATACAACTGAAGAGTTTTTAGATTACTTCCAAAAAGACTTCATACCTTCTTTAGATATTGACGAAACTAAAGACGCAAGGTTAACAATCAAAAATATTAATGACTTATATCAAAAGAAAGGAACAGCAGAGTCATTACAATTCTTACTAAGACTTCTATATGGACAAGACGCAGAAATATCTTATCCTATAGAAAATACTATCCATGCTTCTGAATCTGCATATGACGACCAAAGAAGAATTGCAATTAAAATGGATAATGTAAATGAGAAGCCAGAAGGAACAGACAAAGTTATTCAATATCAAGATGACGAAGTTTCTATACTTGCAGAAGCAATTGTTGAAAATGTATATACCATAGATGCAACAACAGGTGAATATTCTCTAGAAATTACTAACAATCATTTCGGAACTTTTGATGTAGAAAGAGCATGTCAATTTGTAGATAGAGACGGAGTTACAACAGTCAATGCAGTAGTAAAAGGTATATTGAGTGATTACACTGATACAGAATCTTCAATATATGCTGGAATGGAAGACGGTAGTGTTCTTCTTTTAGAATCAACAGAATTAACAGGTATAATAACAACAGACGGAACAACGAATTTAGTTGGTGGATTAACAAAGTTTTTATCTGAATTAAAGGTAGGTGATTCTATATCATATAAAGTAGGTAACGATACCTATACAGATACTATTGCAACAATTGTAGATGATACTACTGCTACTTTAACTGCAAACTCTAGTGGTTTGGCAAGTGGTGTAAAAGCTTACAATAACTCAACCAATGGTGGTATCGTAATTGACGAACAATCTTTTGGTTCAATGTATTCTCTTAACGATAAACTAGAATTTATCGGAGGAAAAGGAGACAGGGACACATTAACTGCTCAAGCAAATATTGACGGACTAAGAAAAGGTGGAGTAACAAAAGTTTTTGTTGAAGCAGGAGGAACAGGATATAACGGAGGAGATATAGTTGTATTCGATAACTCAAATGCAGACGGTAACGCTGCAGAAGCTGTTATTGGTGCAATAGAAGATGTTGCAATATTAGAAAATGCAACAGAATACGGACACTTTGAATTGTTTGCAATTCCAGGCCAAACAATTTTTAGAGGAGTGGACAACAATGGTTTCAGAGTCCTCTTTAATGACAACGAAGTAAAAGTATTTAAGGACGGTGTATTACAAACTCCATATACCGACTATACATTTAAAAATGATAGAGTAACATTTACAAATGCAATGAGTGGTAATGAGATTATTGAAATCTTTACTAAGTTTAATAATCTATTATTAGAAGACGGAGACAGAGTCCAACTCAATACAACTGAATCACATATAAGAAGAGTTTATATTACTTCGCCAGGAACTGGTTATACTCAATTACCTAGAGCATTTCCAGGCGGATATATTTACATGGACGATTTATCAGGATTTGGAATCGGTGAAGTTGTAAGAGGTGGAACTTCAAATGCAACTGCAAGTATTATAAGAAAAGAAACAAAAGACGGTAAGAATAGATTAGTTGTAAAAAGAGAATCAACAGATACAGGTCAGTTCCAATCTTCTGAATCTATCGTAGGTTTAACTAGTGGAATAACGAGAGCAGCTAGTTTAATTAAAGTATCAAGTGGAACAGGTGCAAAACTTGTTGCTTATTCAGACGAGATTGGTGGGGTTGGTTCTATCAACATTCAAGACCAAGGTTACAAATTCAATGAAGACCCAGTGATTGGTGGTGCAACATTCTATAAAATGTTAATTACAACACCGTCTGCAACACTAACTCAAGATTTAACATTTACAGGTAGGATAACAGGAACGACTGCAAGGGTGGAATTATATGACCCTAATAGGCAAATCCTAACCTTCAAAGAAATGGACGGGTGTTTCCTAGATAACGAAGAAATATTATACAACAACACCGATACATTTAAGATACTAAAATTCAATCCTTACACTGGTAGAGGTAAACTCGGTGGTGAAGGTATTATACAAAAACAATTATTAACAGATAAGGGAACTATCGATTCGTCAGCAATCAATATTCATGATAGTAAAATATATCAATCACATTCATATATTATTAAGATAGGTGAATCTATTAACAAATATAGGTCTATTGTTAAAGACCTAGTTCACCCTTCAGGACATATATTCTTTGGTGAGGTTGCAGTTAAAGAATTTGTAAACCCGTTTGACGAGATTACAAATGCAGCTGGTGTAGAAAGAGAATCTAGATTTAATTTCTTGCCTACTATTATCATGCAAGGATTCCCAACATATCATTTTGATTTAGAACTTGCAGATTCAGTTACAAGAGATGACGAATCTAATATCTTGTTAGAAAATGGTTATCATTTAATATTAGAGGATTCACCTGATGTTAATGCAATCACTAACATGTTAACTCAGGTTCAAATCTATACTAAACAAGCAGAACTCAATAGTCCACTTGTTGTTTATATGCCTACAGACGAAACAACAATTGGAAATACACACCCGACTGCCGAAGACTTTAAACAGAGACATGTAAACTTATTCATGATTAAGTCTCTTGCAAATGCAAAAGTATTAATACCCGAAAGAATAGAAACAAATCCAATCAGAGCAGTCAGAGAAATTACAGCAAGTGGTGGTAAGTTTTATTGGAATGGTGAAAAACAACCAACTCTCGTTTTACAGAGAGGTATAACATATGACTTTTCACACCCAAGTATTCACCCAGTAAGATTCTCAACAACGCCAGACGGGACTCATGGTGGTGGAAGTCAATATACAACTGGTATTTCAAATAGTTCTACTCTTTCTCTAGAAGCACTATTTGACGAAAATACACCCGACACATTATACTATTATTGTGGTAATCACGCAAATATGGGTGGAGAGGTTAAAGTTGTAACAGGAAATAGATTTACTTCTTTAAACTTAGATACACAAAACAATCCATATCATTCACCTTATGAAATCAAATACGAAAGAAGACATGCAGATTTAGGTATTGTAATGACTTCGTTCCAACTAGAAGACGAGAACATGGTATTTGAGGACGGTGGATTAATGCAACTAGAAAGTGAACATTCACACTTCAGAATGGAAGCACCCGAGGGTGACGGACTAGGTGGAACCTTTATATTTGAAGACGGAGACTATATGGAGTTAGAAGATGCATCATATATGTCAGAGCCTTTAGGTGTATTGAAATCAGAAAGAGTTGCAAACTATAACACTTCTTCTTTAAGAACTGAAGACGATATGCAGATTACTTTAGAAGACGGTGGAGTTATGCTTGACGAATCAACTCAAGGAACAAGCATTACTTCATATGCACCAATGAACTATACTATTGGTGACATAAATAAATTAAGTAACCAAGAGATTTATAATATTTCTTATTATCTATTGGACGAAGATGTATCAAATGACGCAGACGAAGACCAAATTGTATTAGAAGATGGATATGGGTCGATATTATTAGAAGAATCAGACCCTTCAGGATTGACATTCAATCACCTACAAAACTTCTTACCAAGTCTAAGAATGAAGAACTTTGATAATCAAAGTAACAAGAGAACTCATATAGCTCATAGTAGTTATGTAAAATCATCAAAAATAACTAATTCTACTTTGAGTTCTTTATAAATAGTATATAAATACCAATAACGGAGATTTAAAATGGCAGCAATTATAACCGAAAAGTTTAGAACACATAGTGCTAAACAATTCATAGAAGATTTTGGGGAGAATGTTTCCTCAACATACATGTTCATAGGAAGGTCTTTCCCTTGGACAGACGACACGGCACCCGACACACCAGCAAACTCAGTTGGTGAGGAAATGGATGCATTTTCAGACATGGTGGCAATGAAGAAAGTATCTTCAGCAGATGTCACTCATGCATTAACACGAAGAAACTGGGATTCAACAGGTAATACAAAGTATGACGAGTATGACCATACTATTTCAGCTTCCAATACTTCAAGTGCAAGTTCTTCAAGTAACATATACGATTCAAGGTTTTATGTTATTACTGATGAATATAATGTATACAAATGTATTAGAAGTGGAAGGGATTCAAATGGTGCAGTTGTAAACTCAACTGTAAAACCAACTGGAACTAGTCCAACAGCATTAGTTGAAACTAATGACTCAGGTATTCAAACAGGAAGAGGTTATCTTTGGAAGTATATGTATACTGTATCAGCTGCCGATACAATTAAATTTACTACTACAGATTTTATTCCCGTTAAAACTATTGGTGCAAAAGCTGCTTTAGGTGGTGTTTCAGATGACTCTTCTTCACAATGGCAAGTAGAAAACCAAGCTATCGATGGTGCAATCCACCACATTAAAGTAGATAATGGTGGTTCAGGTTATTCTGCATCTGCAACATTAACAAATGTTGTTATTGCTGGTGACGGAGACGGAAACGGAAGATGCACGGTTCATACTAACGGTTCAGGAGTTATTACTCATGTTACTGTAACAGCAGTTGGTGCAAACTATAGACGAGCTTCTATAGATGTTGCAAATATCTCAGGTATCGGTAGTGGTTCAGGTGCAGTTTTAACACCAATCATTTCACCATTATATGGTCACGGTGCAAACCCAGTTGAAGAATTGGGTGGAAACTTCGTAATGGTAAACTCAAGATTAGAGTTTGCAGAAGGTGCTGGTGATTTCCCAACAGACAACGATTTCAGACGAATTGGTCTAATCCAAGACCCTTTCTCTTCAGGAACAACAGTTGCAACAGGAACTAACTATGCAGCCTATCACAAAATGACATTGTCATCTGTAACAGGTCTATCAGTAGACGACACAATCATGGACGCAAGTTCAAATGGTTCAGGTGTTGCAGTTTCTAAAATTGTATCCATATCAGGAAATGTAGTTTCACATATCCCTCAAGCAAATAATGCTGGATTATATGTAGACTTTGCTTCTTCTGATACTGTATACAAAGGGAGTTCAAGTATCGGAACAGTGAGTGCTGTTGATTCTACATTCCCCGAAATAGTAAAATACTCAGGTAATATCATGTATGTCGAAAATAGAGGTGCTGTAACAAGAGCTGCAGACCAAATCGAGGATATTAAACTGATTATTCAGATGTAATTTAATTACATCTTAAACAACATAAGAGTAAACTATGGCGCAGAAGACTGATTTAAACATATCACCCTATTACGATGACTATTCGGAGTTAAAAGATTTTCACAAAGTTCTATATAGAGCAGGAAGACCTCTTCAAGCAAGAGAATTAATTCAATCACAATCTCTATTACAGAATCAAATTGAAAAATTTGGTGACCATTTCTTCGAAGAAGGTTCAATTGTTACTGGAGCTCAGTCTGATGTAGACTTTGATTTATACTATGTCAAAGTTTTAGCTTCAAACCCTAACTCAAGTGGTGACGCTGCAGTAGAATCATATAGAGAAACATATCATGACAAATATCTTGTAGGAAAAACTTCAGGAGTTGTTGCAAAGGTTATCAATTCAGATGCAGAAACCTCTACAGATTATATTACTCTTTATATCAGATTAGAAAGACAAGGAACAGATGCAAATAACTCTTTTGCATTCTCAGGTGACGAAGAATTAGCACCATGTGGATTTAATAGTGATGGTGATGTAACTGAAGACACTTCAAACAATAATCATTTTAAAGTTGCACCTCAAAGTGTAACACCAGTTGGTAGAACTTCAATTGCAAATATATCAGAAGGTGTTGTATACATTAGAGGATTCTTTGTAAGAGTTCCAGCACAACAACTAGTTTTAGAAAAATACAATTCAAAACCTTCTTACAGAGTTGGTTTGACAATTACAGAATCATTCATATCAACTGCAGAAGATAGTTCTTTGTATGATAATGCTCAGGGAACTTCAAATGAGAATGCAGCTGGTGCTGACAGACTTAAGTTTACACTTACTCTATCAAAATATGCATTAACTTCAACAGAAGACGCAAACTTCGTTGAATTAGTTAGAGTAAACAACGGTGTTATAGAATTAAAAACAACACGACCAATTTATACAGAAATAGAAAACACACTTGCACGAAGAACATTCGATGCAAATGGTGATTTCATAGTTCAACAATTTACACATAGTCTTAGAGAACATCTAGACGATACAACAAACGCAGGTTTCTATCTTAAAGCACAAGGTGGTGACGAAAGTAAATTTGTATTCCAAGTATCGCCAGGAAAAGCATATGTTAAAGGTTACGAGATTGATAAAATCGGAACAACAAACCTTAACATAAACAAAGCAAGACAAACAACAACAATATCAGGTGCAAAGACACCTTCAAGATTAGGTAACTATGTTAAAGTTGCAAATACTTATGGTTATCCCGATTTTGGTAATGAAGCAGGACAACAAGCATTAACACCTTTTGCACCAGTTCATTTATTCCCAAGTAAAATATCTTCAGCAGGAACATTAAACTCGGAAGACCATATTGGTTTTGCAAGGGTTAGACATATAGAAAATTACGGAACAACTTTAGCAGAAACTTCTTTATATCTCTTTGATATAAAAATGTTTACTAAGATTGGATATCAATCACATACTGGAACTGCACATGCTGGTGATAAAGTAACAGGTGGAACTTCAGGTGCAACTGGTATTGTTGCATATGATAATAATTCAAATGCATTATATGTTCATGATGTAATTGGAACCTTTGTCCACGGTGAAGCAATCACTTCAACAGGAGACGGAGACTTTGCCTGCACCTCATATGGTGATACATATAGAAGCACCTCAAGAGAAATTAGGTCTTATAACATAGACAGAGTTAGAGGTATGGGTCAAGAAAGGTCAGACGCAACTCTTGCTGACTTTACTGCAGATTTAATCGTAGACCAAGATACACAATTAACAGGAACAGTTATCTTTGAACAAAATGGAACCGACCTTACTGGATTCGGAACAAGATTTACTGCAGAATTAAAAGAGGGTGATATAGTTCATAACCCAGCTTCAGGACAAGACTTAATAGTTTCCTCAGTAACAAGTAGTATCGCTGCAGTCTTAACAGCAAATTCAACTGCAGTATATCAAGGTAATACAACAAGACGAAGAACAAAAATTTATGACCAAGACCAGTCAGTATCGATTTATGCATGGCCAAGAGATTATGTAAAAAATCATACACCCGACCAAGTTACAGTTAAGAAACAAAAAGTTATTAGAGTTAGTGGTGGTAAAGTAACCCTAACAACCGATAACAACGAATCATTCTTACAAATGTCTCAAGATAATTTCCAATTATCTGTATACGATTTAAATGGTGGTTCAGGTGTTAATCTAGGAGACGAGTTAGACCCAGTAGCAACAGCAGGTGCTAAATCAAATCCAACTGCAACTACTGAACAATATCAATTTACAACTTCAGCTGCAAACGGTGTCGACTATATTGTATCATATGCAGTTAATTTAGATGCACCAGTAAACAGAGATAAAACATTGAACAGGTCAAGGTGTTCAATCGTAACTGCAGCTAAATCTTCAAGTGTAGATTACGGAACTGCATACGACCATAAAGATATAACACTAGGTGTTGCTGATGTTCTTGCAGTAAGAGGAATCTATGAGGGTATAGGCGGTTCAACACCTTTACCTCCTAGTGCAATCCTTGGTAGTGTAACTGGTTTACCAGTTAAAGACGAAATACTTGTAGGTCAAACTTCAGGTGCAAGAGCAAGAGTTATACAATATAACTCAGGTGCAGCCACATACTTCTACTACACAAATAACTTTGTATTCGAAGACGGTGAAAGTGTTGTTGGTCAAACTTCAAATGCAATTGCAACATTAGGAACAATAACAACAGGGTCAGATAACATTACAGATAGATACTTCTTTGATAACGGTCAAAGAGACGGATATTATGACCATGCAAAAATAACATTAAAGCCAGGGCAACCTTTACCAAACAATTCAATACTAATTGTATTCGATAACTTTACCTCAAGTGGTGGTGAGTTCTATGATGTAAATTCATATTCAGGTATTGACTATAAAGAAATCCCAGTTTACACACCAAACAAAGTAGACTTAGGTGGATTAGAGCCAGACGGAGAATACGAACTATCAGATGCAGTAGACTTTAGACCTACAGTTGCACAACTTTATAGTTCTTCAACATTCTCTAGTGCAGACCCCGACCCAACAAGTCCAGCAAATATATCAACTGGATTAACTGGTGACCCATTCGAATACAACAGTAAAGTATTTACTGGAACAGGTTCAAGTGCTTTAGACACACCAGTCCCAGGCTTAAACACAACAGGTGATATTGAGTTCTATACTTCTAGAATAGATAGAATCTTCTTACAGAGAGACGGACTATTTGAGATATCAACAGGTAATCCTTCTTTATCACCAACAAAACCAAAAGCTGTAGACGAAGCAATCGAAATGTTCGAATTGTTCATTCCAGCATATACAAAAGATATCAGTAAGATAAGAGTAAGAAGTTTTGACCATAGACGATATACAATGAAAGATATCGGTAGAATCAACAACAGGGTCACAAACTTAGAAAGAGTAACTTCTCTATCTATGTTAGAGAAAGATACTCAAACAAAACAGATTTTAGACGCAGACGGTTTCGATAGATTTAAATCAGGTTTCTTAGTAGACAACTTTAGAGGTCATAAGATTGGTGATGTCAATCACCCCGATTATAAATGTGCAATCGATACTAAAATGGGTATGTTAAGACCTCAGAACTTACAACAGTTCTTTGACTTAGATTTAAATACTACAACATCTTCAAACTATCAAAAAACTGGAGATTTGATTACATTACCATATACACCTATATCATATGTAAATCAAGATAAAGCTTCAAGACACATAAATGTTAATCCATATCATGTCTTTGCATTCATAGGTAATGTTAAACTAACGCCAGGCACCGATATATGGAACGATACAGAAAGATTACCTGATGTCAGAATAAACAGAGAAGGTAATTTCGATGCAGTTATGGCGGGAGTTGGAAACTCTTTAGGAACTGTTTGGAACTCATGGCAAACAACATGGGTAGGTGAACCAGCAGAAGTTAGTTCAGAAGTCCAATCAACTTCAGCAGGAAGTTGGAGTGGTGACCCTTCTCAAGGTGGAACATGGCAAGCAGGCCAAGAAATAACTAGAGAAATTACAGAGACACCTGAGATTCAAACAAGAACAGGTATCACAACTTCAGTAGTAGAAGACTTTGTAGAAACAAGAAACGACAGAGTTGTGTCAGTATCTATTATTCCTTTCATGAGAGCAAGGACTATTGAGATAGATGCAACTAACTTAAAACCAAACACAAATCATTTCTTCTTCTTTGATAATGTCAGAGTAGATAAATTCTGTAGACCACATTCTGCACCTTATTCAGCAGACGGTGGATTGACTGTAGCTTCAAACTTACAATCAGACGGTAATGGTAGATTAAGAGGATTCTTTGAACTTCCAAATAGTGCAACTCAAAGATTCCCAACTGGTCAGAGAGAGTTGAAGTTAACTTCTTCATTCTATAACCTATCTAATCCACCAAGTCAAGGTTCTGCAACATATCAAGCACAAGGTCTATTGAACAGTTCACAAACAGAAATTGTTTCAACAAGAAATGGTAGGGTTATTACACAAAATACTTCAGGTGAAAGAAGAACACAAAGGAGAGGTGAAAGATTAAATATATCTGCAGTCGATACGGTTGCACCCGATATTCCAGTCGATACTACTCCAATAGTGGTTCCAACACCTACAACAATAGAAGTGGTTATACCACCCGAGGTTTTCGTGCCACCAGTTATTAATATACCAGTGCCACCACCCGAACCACCAGCATTACCAGTTCCAGTATTCCCTATAATTGATAGTCCTAGAAGAGGTTCATTCTTAGAGAGGGGTTGGGGAGACCCACTTGCACAATCATTCTTATGTGAAGCAAGTGGTGGTATGATGTTGACTTCAATTGACTTGTTCTTCCAAGCAAAAGATTCACATATGCCTGTATCAGTAGAAATCAGAAACATGGTTAATGGATATCCAGGCCAAGTAGTTTTACCTTTCTCAACAGTAACAAAGAATCCAAGTGATGTTAATGTATCTGCAGACGGTTCAGTTTCAACTACATTCACATTCGATTCACCAGTATATGTTGAAGAGAAGAAAGAATACTGTTTTGTAGTTTACTCAAACTCAAACGAATATGAATGTTGGATATCTAGAATGGGTGAAACAGATTTAATCTCAGGACAACAAATATCAGGACAACCATACGCTGGTTCATTATTCATGTCTCAAAATGCTTCAACATGGACTGCAGAACAGACAGACGACTTGAAGTTTAACATGAAGATTGCAAAATTTGATACTTCTAAAATACCTTCAATATATTTTGATAACAAAGATTTAGATTTATCAACACTTGCAAAGAACCCAATACAAACTACTGTAAGTAGTAATACAGTTAAAGTCGCTGCATACTTACACGGATTATATGATAATACTTCTAATACTCAATTATCAGGAATCACTGGTGATAGAATTGGTTCTGTATTATCAACAAGTGGTGCAAACATAACAGACAATACTAGTTTGAGTGACGGAACTTATACAATAGCTGCAACCTCAGTATCACCAGTAGGTGGTTCAGGTGCAATCTTTAGTATTACAATTGCAAGTGGTGCTGTTAGTGATGTTAGAATTACAAACCCAGGCCAAGGATATAGTGTAAATGATGTAATTACATTAGAAAACTTTGACGGTGGTCAAGCAGATATGACTGTAACAGTTGCTTCAGTTGGTCAGACACTAGGTGGTATCCCAGTAGATGCAATTGGTGGTTCAAGTGCAGTAACATATACTTCTATATCAAATACTGGAATTGATTCGTTTGATATTGCAGTTGACCTATCAAGTTACATAGGTGCAAATAAATTAGCAACTGGATACGATGCATTAGAATCTACTTCAGGTGGTGGAGAAGCTGTTAAACTACAGAGAAACTATTACTTTGACGCATTACATACAATGATTCCTTCAACACAAATTGGTGGTTCAAAAATTATTGCAAGTATTAATACAACTGCAATGAAATCACCCGAAGGTGTCATAGGAAGTGGTGATACAGTTTATACTAAGAGGTCAACAAACAACTTTATTACTTTGAATGATAATACATTCTTAGATAACCCAGGCGTTGTTGCTTCACCAATTAACGAAACAAATGAAATGCAATCACAAAGGTCATTCAGTTTATTGACACAATTATATTCAGTAAATCAGAATGTATCTCCAGTTATAGATGTTGGAACAATCGGTTGTATTGCAATTGCAAACAGACTAAACAACATAGATTCAAGTAGTGATGTGCCTTCAGGAGTTACATATGTGCCGTCTACTGAACCCGAAGGGGACAGTAATGCATTCGTTTATGTAACAAGGAAAGTGAACCTTAAAACTCCTGCTACGAGTCTAAAAGTTATTGCAGATAACTTTAGACCACCTAACACTGAATTTAAGTATATGTTTAAGATTATCAAGGCAGATGAAAACACACCTCTTGATGATATAGGTTTTGAGTTCTTCAATACAGACGGTTCACCCGATACTGCAATTGAAGTAGACGGAAGAAACTTTAAGGAATACGAATATACTGCAGAAGACTTACCCGAGTTCACTGCATTCGTAATTAAAATTGTAGGACAAGGAACAAACACATGTGCTGTTCCTATGGTATCGTCTCTAAGGGTAATGGCATTAGCATAATGGGTATAAAGGTAGAAGGACATACCCACCTAGAGAGAGACGAATCTTCTCATGCAATTATCAATACTGATATTGAACAATACAGATTGACAATGAGAAGAAGAGAAGTATATAGAGCTCAGAGAGAAGATATAAATAATCTAAAGAATGAAATAGGTGAAATTAAAGGACTATTGAAAGAACTTATAGAGAAAACACATGGCTAATCAAGTAAATGCAGAACAGACTTTAAACGAATTTAGAAATTCGTTCAATACACTGAATAATGAAGTGGGAAGTATCACGGGTTTAAGAGGAACTCTTAATAACCCTAACTCTCTTGTTGATGCAATTAATGTCCTTGAAGATAAAACATTCTTCTTACAAACATTCGAATATACAACAACTACAGACCAATCATATTCAGGTGCAGACGCAAATGGAAATGTTTTAAGATATAGACAAGGTAAAGTTCAAGTATACCTAGACGGAGTTCACTTAGTAGAAGGTGGTAGTGGTGCAAACGGTTATACAATTCAAATACCTCAAGGATTATTCTATACTGGTATCCTCTTGAATGCAGCTCCAACTGCTGGTCAAATTTTAACTGTATATGCATACACTGGTTCTCAATCAGGTGTAGCTGCAGACGGTGGTGCTGGTGGTGGTCAGTTTACAGAAACAGCAGAGAACACAATTTACAACATTAACTCAAACGGAGTCATATTAAATGGAACATCTGCAGCTGCAGTATCATTACAATCAGGATATCAGGTTCAGTTAGAAGGTAACACTTTTGTTGACGGTAATGTTAAAGTCGATACAGGTCATTCATTAGAAGCACCTACATTAACAGACGGGACTGCAACTATTACAGGTGGAGTTGGAACTGGATTTAGTTCTCTTACTTCTACTTCTTTAGTTGGTAACCTAACTGGAAATGTTACTGGTGATATCACTGGTGATGTTAAACATGGTGGTTCAGTTGTTTTAGACGCTTCTACAGGTGCATTGACTGGAACAGTATCAAGTATTACAAATCACCAAATAACAGATTTAAGTGATGTTGACACTACTGCACCTTCAGACGGTCAGATATTAGTATATAATGCTTCTTCAAGTAAATATGTTCCAACTAATCAACAAACTTCTGATACAGTAACAGAGGGTTCAAGTAATTTATATTTTACAAATGAAAGAGTTGACGATAGAGTTAATGCATTAATTGTTGGTGGAACAGGTATCTCAACATCATATGACGACAATGCTGGAACATTGACAATCAATGGTTCTGCACAATATGGTGATTCAGATGTTCAATCTTATTTAAGTGGAGGCAGTGGACTTGCAATGAGTGGGTCAGGTGTCTTCTCAGTTAATACTTCAAACGGAGTGAAAATCGATGGTGATGATGTCGAATTGGATTATGAAATAGTTAACTCAGCACCTTCAAGTGCTGGTTCTACATCGACTGGTCACCTTTGGTTTGTAGTATGATATGGCTGACGAAATTTATGTAAATATAGGTTCGGAGATTCAACAACCCTATCAGGGTCAAACAACTATACAAGTTCAGAACCCAGTATCAAGACAAACAATAAGACAGACTTTAAGACAAGGACAAAATCCTTTTACTTTTAGTGCAAGAAGTCCTTTTACTTCTCAGAATACTGCAAATAGACAACACCCTTTTATTAGAAGTATCCAATCGCCTGGATTCTATATTGCAATAGGAACAACACCAATAACATATCAATTCCAGTCTCCAAGCACATATCAAGCACAAGGACAAACACCTACAACTTATCAAGCACAAAGTCAAAGTCCATTTACATATCAACATAGACAACCAGTTATCTATAATGCAACGGAAAGGTCACCGTCTACTTATCAGGCAAGAGGACAAACACCTTATCAGCATAGGTCACCGAACCCATTTACTTATCAAGGACAAGCAAGGAGTTCGTATGATGCAAGAGACCCAAGTCCTTATAATACTCAAAATGCAAACCCTTCGACTTACCCAGTTCAAGCTGCAAGAAGACCAGTAGCACAAGCAGGAGGAGCTCCGTATAATGTTCAAACTACTGCCCAAGGCAACCAGCAGATGCCCTCCACTGGGACTACTCAGATTGGAGCTCCACCTTTTTATACTCCACCATATCCTTCAAGATTTGAACCCGAGATAGACCCATATTGGACAATATATTCATATAGGTCACCAGCCGTTGGGCCTTATCAAGTCCCTTCTACTGCTCAAGGTAATCAGGTGCAACAACCGTATCCTTATATTGCACAAGCACAGAATCCAGTCCCAGTTATCGGACAAGCACAGAATCCCGAATGGGGAATAAGGCCAAGTGGTGGAAGATACGGTGAACCTATTGATTATCAATATAGGTCGCCTGGTTCAGCACAATCTCAACAACCAAACCCGTTTACATATCAAGCAATAGGGACGACTCCAATAATCAGTCAACAACAACCGTATACATATCAAGCAAATATACAAAACCCTACTATTGGACAAGCACAACAACGAAGTCCTTTTATTGCACAACAACCAAGTCCTTATATTGCACAAGCACAACAACAGAACCCGACTATAAAACAAACAAGGTATCCGTATATTGCAAGTATTCAGAACACAAGTCCATATATTGCAAGTAAACAAAGTCCGTATATTGCAAATGCTCAAGAATCAAGTCCGTATATTGCAAATAGACAAAATCCTTATCCTTATATTGCAAATCAACAAGAACCAAATATTAGAGATGCTGGACAACCGTATCCATATATTGCAGCGACTAGACAACCTAATTTCTATAATCATAGGTCACCTTCAATATATCAAAGAACTGATAACCACCAAGAACCTAATATCTTGCCTGCAAGACAACCGTTCCCATATCAGTTTAACTATCAGGTGTCATATGACCATAGGTCTCCTTCAATAGGACAAACACCTTATTCTACTACAAGACCTATTGGCCCAGTAGCAAAAGTTAAGGGTATTTTCAGAAATAATAGTGGAAGTGTTGAAAAAGTAGAAGAGGTTTATGTAAACGATAGTGGAACGGTAGAAAAGATTCACCAATCAGTTCCAAACGCACAATTCTCTAAGGGCTAACTTTTTGTATAAATAGTTTTATGGCTATTATTGCAAACATATTTATCGACCAAGGAACAGACTTTTCTATTACTGTAGATGTAACAGATTCATCAGGGAATGTATTAGACCTAACTGGATATAGTGCAGCTGCACAAATCAGAAAGACATATAGTTCCTCAAATGTTAGTCAAACTTTCACTTCTTCACATAATAATGCTGGAGGAGCAGTTACATTATCATTAAATGATACACAAACAACTGCTTTAGACGCAGGTCGATATGTATATGACTTAAATATTACAAGTGCTGGTGGAATAACAACTAGAGTTGTAGAAGGTCAAGCAGTAGTAACCCCAGGCGTAACGAGGTAATTATGGCAATTAAAGGTGTAGTAAACAGACAGGGAGCAATTGGCGGACGAGTTCAAGGAACTGGTAATGTTCGTGCAAGACAAGTTGCAATTGGTTCAGGTGCAGCGGGAACAGATATTACTCAAAAATCTATTCAAGAATTGAATGATGTAGACGCTGCAGAAACAGATAAAGGTCTTCTACAATACGACCAAGCTTCAGACAAATGGAAAACCACTAATGTTATAGACGGTGGGACTTTCTAACGCATAAATACTTTAACAAATCAATGTGTCATTCAGTGAGACACGAACCCCATAGTGAGGGGATAGTATTATAGAATGAGTCTTTCTCGGATAGTGAAGAGAAAATTAATTAATTAATTTTATATTTTTTCGTAGGAGAAAAAAAGAAAATGGCAACAGTAATTCAAATCAAAAGAAGCACTGGTCTAACAGCCCCTGCAGTCTCAGACTTAGCAGAAGGTGAATTGGCTTATGTGCAAGATAGGTCGAATTCAGGTGCTGGTGCAAAACTATACATTGAGTCCGTAGATTCAGATAACTCTACTCCTCTAATTCAAGCAATTGGTGGTAAGTATTATACTGATATTCTTGCTGGTTCTACTGCAACCCCTGCTAACTTTAAAGTTGGTAATGGTTCATCTACAGGTGGTTCAGTTCAATTTTTGGAAGATTCAGACAACGGAACTCATTTTGTAGGTCTTAAAGCACCCGACTCAGTTGCAAGTTCACATACATTAGTCTTACCGTCTGCAGACGGAAGTAATGGACAAGTTCTTGGAACAGACGGTTCAGGTAACCTTTCATTCCTATCAACAACATCTACATTAGCAGGTGCAACAGATTCAGATATTTCTAACCCAGCAGCAGGACATGTTCTTGTTCATGACGGTTCAGATAGTTTTGATAATGTCGCAATTAGTGGAGATATCTCACTTGCTTCAAGTGGTGCAGTAACAATCGCAAACTCTGCTGTTGAAACAGCAATGATTGCAGATAGTAATGTTACTATTGGGAAAATTGACTTCTTTGTTGACGAAGACAACATGGCTTCAAATTCAGCAGTTAAAGTTCCTTCACAGCAATCAGTTAAAGCATATGTTGACAGTCAATTAACTGCTCAAGACCTAGACTTCCAAGGTGACTCAGGTGGTGCATTATCTATAGATTTAGATAGTGAAACTCTTGATATCGCAGGTGGAACAGGTGTAACAACAGCAGGTTCAGGAAACACATTAACAGTTAATATTGGTCAGTCAGTTGGAACAACTGATAATGTCACATTTAACAATGTCGATGTTGACGGAACACTAACATCAGACGATATCACATCTACAAACATCGCTGCTTCAGGAAACTTAACAGTTTCAGGTAACTTAACAGTTAACGGAACAACAACTACTGTAAACTCTACAACAGTATCTATTGATGACCCTATTTTCGAATTAGGTGAATCAGGTTCAGATGACAACCTAGATAGAGGTATAAAATTCTTATACAATAATGGTGGTGCTAAAACTGGTTTCTTCGGTTTTGACGACTCAACAAATAAATTTACCTTTATTGCAGATGCAACAGATACATCTTCAGTGTTCTCAGGAAGTGCTGGTAATGTTGCATTCGGTGGTATCGAAGGTTCAGGTCTTGCATTAAGTGGTTCAATCACAAGCATAGACGGGTCTGCCCCAACAGCAGGTCAGTTGTTAATTGGTCACGGAACAAATGGTGACTTTGCAGCTGGAACTCTAACTGCTGGTGAAGGTATCGATGTAACAAATGCAGACGGTAGTATAACAATTGCAGCCGAAACTGGAACAGGGTCAAATCTTGGTGTCGTAATCGTGGCAGCAGGCGAGGGTATGGACGCAACATACTCAGGTGGAACAGTAACAGTAGCTGGTGAAGATGCAACAACTTCTAATAAAGGTATTGCTTCTTTCTCATCAGACAACTTTACAGTTTCAAGTGGTGCTGTAACCGTAACTGCTATAGATGGTGGAACATTTTAATTAGACTTTCTATAGGAGGAAACGATGGCAACAGTTATTCAATTTAAGAGAAGTTCTACACAAAATGATGTGCCTACTACAAGTGATTTAGCACTTGGAGAATTAGCTGTCAATACTTATCACGGTAGATTTTATACCGAGAAGAATGACGGTTCAGCATCAGTAGTCGAGGTCGGGTCAAACCCAGCCTCTCTAACAATTAATGACGCTATCACATTTCCTACTAGTGATGGTTCGAGTGGTCAGGTTCTACAGACCAACGGTTCAGGAACACTATCATTCACAACATTGTCCAGTAGTGGTGTGGACATTTTCAAATACACCGTAACGAGTAACCAAACAGTTTTCACAGGAAACGATGATGACGGAAACTCTCTATCCTATAATCCAGGCGTAGAGCAAGTCTTCCTAAATGGTGTTAAACTCATTGACGGTGGTTCAGACTACACTGCAACAAATAGTTCTACTATCACTTTACAAGCAAATGCGATATCGGGTGATATTTTAGAGGTAGTGGCTGTGTCTGCACTAAACTTAGTGCAAGGTTTCTATACTGAAACTTCTTTGACAACAACCAGTGCAAACCAAGTATTATCTGCAAACGGAATTGCCAACAAGGCAATTAAGTATGTGATAAACGCAACTCATGCTTCAGCAGGGACACACGCTGCAGAGGTTTTATTAATCAATGACGGAACAGATGCATACTTCGTTCAATACGGTGATGTGTATTCTAATTCGTCTCTGTTTTCATTGAGTGCAGATGTTAATTCAGGTAACATGAGACTTCTCATTACACCTACTAACACTAACACAACAGTGGATACATTCCAAATTAGACATTCATAGGGGGAATAAGAAATGGCAATTAGTAAATCATTTAAACTTGCAGAACTTATTCGTCACATCGAATATGATTCTACAGATGATGTAATCAAAACAAGTAAAAAGACTCAGGATAAAAACAAGAAGAGAGGTTCAGAAACTAAGACTTCTACAACTCAGTTTAGTCTTGATACTTTTGCACATGCTGATTTCAGAGCTGCTAGATATATCGTTGCAATGTCTGAAGGAACAAACTTCCATTCAACAGAAGTAATGTTAGTCCATGACGGTTCTGCTGTTACTTTGACTCAATATGGAACATTGAAAGATACAAATCTTGCAACATTCGATGCTGATATATCAGGAGCAAATGTTAGACTACGATGCACACCAGCTTCTTCAAACTCAACAGTAATTAAGTTTGACAGAACATTGGTAGATGCGTAATCTTATTTAAATCGATTAAAAGGGGACTTCAAGTCCCCTTTTTTTTATTCTAGCCCCAAAATATATAAATAGATTTATGGCAACTCAAAAGAAATTCATTGCAGACTTAGGTTTAGAAACAGCAAGTGATTTATCGGTTGACGGAAATGCAACTATTACAGGTAATTTAACTGTAAATGGTTCTACAATTACTGTAAACTCGACTACCACTTCTGTAGCAGATTCATTAATGGAATTTGCAAATGCAAATACCTCTTCAGATACACTGGATATAGGTTTCTATGGAAACTATAATGACGGTTTATCAGACGGTGGTGCTTCAGAATATACAGGGTTGTTCAGAGATGCAAGTGATTCCACATGGAAACTGTTTGACGGATTAGAATCCGAACCAACAACAGTAGTAAATACAAGTGGAACAGGATATGCACTTGCAGATTTACAGGTCGGAGACTTGACTGCAACAACAATTACTGCAACAAACAGTATAACAGGGTCAAGTATAACATATCCTACTAGTGACGGGACAAACGGACAAGTATTAACAACAAATGGGTCAGGAACATTATCATTCCAAGACGCAGCTGGTGGTTTAGATAGTGGAAGTGTTACAACTACTTCAACTTCTACCACAAATTTAGATACTTTTGCAACTAATTCAGTAAGAAGTGCAAACTATTATGTTTCTATATCAGATTCAACGAGTGGAGACTATCAATTTACTGAATTAAATATTGTTCATGACGGAACGAGTGCCTATATTTCACAATATGGAACGGTGTTAACAGGTTCTTCAGAACTTGCAACCTTCTCAGTGGATATAAACATAGGGACTTTGAGAGTCAGAGTCACCCCTGCTTCGACCAATTCGACTGTCTTTAAGTTTAAAAAGATAACAGTCGCAGTTTAAAGAAAAAAAAGTTTAATTAGTTTTTGTATACGGTGTAGATGAAGACGGCGGATTGATAAATACAAGTATACAAACCAAATGTAATCGAGGACACGGTAAATGGCAACAAAAAACACTTTCGTTATAGAGTATGGACTTACGGTTGGTTCTACAGAGGTGATATCTTCAACAGGTAAATTAGCTTCTACTGCATTATCAGAGTTAGATTCTGATAATCTTTCAGAAGGTTCCACGAATCAATACTTCACGAATGCAAGAGCAAGAGGTGCTATCTCACTTGCAAGTGGAGAAACAAATCTAAGTTACAATTCTAGTAATGGAGAACTAAGTTTACCAACAGTTAATGGAGGGTCATTCTAATGACATCGAAAAATTTTATAATCAAGAATGGTCTTACTGTAGGAACAACAGAAGTTATTGATAGCTCAGGAGACTTAACTGCAGCTTCAATCGGAACAAATGCTTTAGAAACTATTGACGACCACATAGCAGGAACTTTACTTCAAGCAGGTTCAGGGGTATCATTATCTTATAATGATTCTGCTGGAACTCTTACAATCACTGGTAATGTAGGTGATATTACAGGAGTTAATGCTGGTGCTGGTTTGACTGGAACTGCAACTTCAGGTGATGCAACACTTAATATTGGTTCAGGAACAGGTATTACAGTAAATGCAGACGATATCGAAGTAGATACTTCAGTTGTTGCAACATTAACAGGTTCACAAACATTAACAAACAAAACACTTACAAGTGCAGTTTTAAATACTGGTGTAAGTGGAACTGCAATATTAGACGAAGACAATATGGCTTCGAACTCTGCTACACAGATTCCAACACAACAATCAGTTAAAGCATATGTAGATTCTCAAGTTGCAAGTAAAGACGCATTATCAGAACTATCAGGTGATTCAGATGACATTACAGAAGGTTCAACAAATTTATTCCATACTTCAGAAAGAGTAGACGATAGAGTTGCTTCACTTATAGTTGCTGGAACAGGTATCTCAAAAACATATGACGATGCAGCTGGAACACTAACCATTGCAAATACTAACCAAGCAGACATAACAGGAGTTACTGCTGGGTCAGGTTTAACAGGTGGTGGAACTACAGGTGCAGTAACCCTTAATGTTCAAGTAGACGACAGTTCAATCGAAATAGATTCAGATTCACTTCAAGTAAAATCAGGTGGTATCACTAACGACATGTTAGCAGGTTCAATTGTTGCAAGTAAATTAGCAGGTTCAATACCTAACAGTGCATTATCAAATAGTTCAATCACAATCGGTGGAACTTCTACTGCATTAGGTGGAACTGTTCTTGCAGATACAGATGCTCTTTCAGAGGGTTCAAGTAATCTATACTTCACAAACGAAAGAGTTGACGATAGAGTTGCAGCTCTTATAGTTGGTGGTTCAAACATCACTGCAACTTATGACGATTCAGCAGGAACATTAACACTTGCTGGTTCTGCAGCTTATGGAGACTCAGATGCAAGAGGTGCTATCTCAGTAACAGATTCAGGTGGAGACGGTTCACTTGCATATGATAATTCAAGTGGTGTTATTACATATGTCGGCCCAAATTCAGCAGAAGTAAGAGCTCATTTAAGTGCTGGAACTGGTGTATCATATTCAGGTGGTGAGTTTAGTATCGGTCAGGCAGTTGCAACAAACAGTAATGTTCAGTTTGCAAACTTAACACTTTCAGGTAACCTTACAGTTAACGGTTCAACAACAACTGTATCTTCTACAAATACAACAATCGATGATGCATTAATTGAGTTAGGAACTGGAACTTCAGGTTCACCTTCAAATGACGCTGGTTTCGTAATTGAAAGAGGAAGTTCAGACAATGTGTTTATCGGTTGGGACGAAAGTGCAGATGCAGTTACTTTTGGAACAGGTTCATTCACTGGTGCTTCAACAGGTAACTTGACTATTACACCAAGTGCAGTAAATACTGGTGCATTAACAATAACAAATGCAACTAATTCAGGCGGAACAGCAAGAAATGTATACCAATCAACTTCAGCACCTACAGGTTCAGACGGTGCAGTTGGGGATTTATGGATTCTTTACTCTTAATAAATAAGAGTATATTTTTGAGGATAACAATTTAGATGGCATCAGGTAATCAAAAGGTTAAGACCCCTACTGGGTGGAACAAAACCCAAGGAGCTTGGGTAAAGACAGGGCCTAACAACTGGAAAGCAGTTGACCAAATTTATATTAAAACACCTTCAGGGTGGAATAACGCTTCAGGTCAAGAATTAACTCAGGTTCCATATCCTTATATTGCAAATGCTCAAGAACCAAACATAAGGTCAGCACAACAACCTTATCCTTATATTGCAAATGCTCAAGAACCCAATATTCGTAGTGCTCAGCAGCCTTACCCTTATATTGCAAATGCTCAAGAGCCTAATATCAGGAATGCACAACAACCTTATCCTTACATTGCAAACGCACAGGAACCAAACATAAGGTCAGCACAACAACCTTATCCTTACATTGCAAACGCACAGGAACCAAATATAAGACAGGCAAGACAACCTAATACTTACTCTCATAGGTCACCTTTCACATATAATTATAGGTCTCCTTCAACTTATCAAGCTATTGCAAGGTCACCTTTTACATATGACCATAGGTCACCGTTTACATATCAGAATCCAGTAAGCGCACAAGAACCTAATATTAGAAATAGTCAGGTTCCTTTTACATATCCTGCTAATATTCAACAACCGAATATCAGAAATGCTCAGCAACCGTTTACTTACCCAGCAAATATTCAACAACCGAATATCAGAAATGCTCAGCAACCGTTTACTTACCCAGCAAATATTCAACAACCGAATATTAGAAGTGCAAGACAACCATTTACATATCCTGCGAATATTCAACAACCGAATATTAGAAGTGCTCAGCAACCATTTACCTATATTGCAAACCTTCAGCAACCGAATACTGGTGCATTCCAAAACCCATTCACCTTCCAAGCAAGACAACCAGTCTTCTTCCCAGGCGGTGGTCGAGGTGGTGGTTGCTTCGCAGAAGATACTATGATTTGGATGGAAGACGGTTCATATATGCCAATTCAAAAAGTTGAAGTTGGTGATATGGTTATGACTGCAGATGAGAATTTAACAATCATGGTAGGTGAAGTAGAAGAACTAATGGTTCCAAGAGAATGTGAATTATACGAAATATCTTTCGGTGGTAGAGGTGTAAAACTAACAGGTGGACACCCAATCAAAGTTGACGGAAAAGGTTGGTGTGTTATAAGCATGGAAGATTGGGAACAAGAAGTTGCAGAAGGAACAGCATGGGGTGGAGAAATCTCAGGTGTAGTTGAAGAAGGTGATAAAATCATTGATACAATATCATGTATTTTACAAAACACACCTAAACATGCAGTCGACTGTATAGAAAAACTAGAAGGTCTACATAAAGTATACCATTTAACAAAAGTAAGTGGAAATCAAAACTATTTTGCACATGATATACTTGCTCATAACAGACAACAGAAGTAGGAGGATAGAGGAGAATGCCAACATATCAATCACCATTTATTTCTTCTGCTAGACAGCCAGTTCCCTTTTCTTTTAGGCAACCTTTCATATATGAGAACGATGCTAGGAACCCATTTACTTATCATCATAGGGTGCCATTTACATATCAGGCACCAGCAAGGAACCCGTTTACTTATCATTATAGGTCACCGTTTACCTATCAGGCACCAGCAAGGAACCCGTTTACATATCATTACAGGTCTCCTTTCACATATCAAGCACCAGCAAGGAACCCGTTTACTTATCACTATAGGTCACCATTTACATATCAAGCACCTGCGAGACAACCTAATACTTACTCTCATAGGTCACCATTCACCTATAGAAATCCAGTGAATGCACAGGAACCTAATATTAGGTCAATACAACAACCTAGTCCTTATATTGCAAATGCTCAAGAACCTAACATTAGGTCAGCACAACAACCAAATATAAGAGACCAACAGGTTCCATTTACATATGACCATAGGTCTCCTTCAACATATCAAAGAACTGGTCAAACACCATTTACTTACGATTATCAGTCGCCTTCGACTTATCAAAGAACTGGTCAGACACCTTTCACATATGATTATAGGTCTCCTTCAACATATCAGAGAACGGGTCAAACACCGTTTACATATGATTATAGGTCACCTTCAACTTATCAGAGAACTGGTCAAAATCCATTTACATACGACCATAGGTCACCATTTACATATGCAAGACAGGGTAGAACACCTGAAGCAAGGTGGGACGGAGATGTAAACCAACAGTGGCCTGCAACTCCGATTGGTAGTTAATTTTTAACAACTAAATACTTTATATTATGGACAGATTTGAAGAAATCAAAACCCTTGAACGAGCAAAAGAACTATTTAACGATAGTTTCACATATGAAACTCGTCCTAAAGAACAATTTATTCTTCCCCAATTATGGGCAGAAGGTGAAAGAGCTCATAAACCTATCGAAGACAGAAAAGAAATATGGCAACATATTTTGGATACATTACCACCTATTAGATTAGTTACATGGAAACATATCAAAAAATTAATGAACGAAGGAGACCTACAAGAATGGGGTGGTTTAATAAATCCTTCATTAAATTACTTTACTTTTGTTCATAAAGGTTGGACTGCAGATTTAAGAGAAAATCACCCTATTGGTGGTGGTTCAATGGACTATATGATTGAAGACGGTGTCTATGAACAAATAACTGGTCAAGACGAAGACCCAGTTCAAGAAAATCAAGTGGCTGCAGTTTATTATCACGCTGCAAAAGCACACTGGTTAATAAACAATATTCAAAAAGAAGGTCTCTGGCAACCTATCCAAGGACATACTAAAAATGGTAAACTTAATATACACCCAGGCTCTATGAGGTGTCAATCATTCCAAGCAATGGACGAACCCGATATGACTTGTTTAGTTACAGACTATTCAAACTGTTTTTCAAATCACCCAAGTCTAAATGTAGATAACCTTTTAGATTTTTGGACTTCATTAGTTCCAAAGGGAAGAAAAAATATAAGTGGTATATGGACAGACCAAGGAAAAATAGAAATCAATGTTCCAATAGACCATGGGGGAACAGACTTTAGAAAACAAGTTCATGCTTTTAATAGAAAGGTGCATAAACTTACAAAGAAAAAACCAATCAATATCTATATTGGTTATGATTCAAGTCATGACGATATTATACATGAAGTTGCAGAAAAGTCAATACATGATAGCATAGAAAAGTCAAAATGTAAAGGTGTAGGGGAAGAGTTCTTTGAAGATTATAAAATAGAAGTCAAACGCCTTGACTATTCTAAAATTCCAGTGTATAATAGAGAGTATGCACAACAGTCTACTGAATTTACTTACAGTAGATTCTTAATTCCATATTTAGAAAACTATGAAGGATTTAGTTTCTTCATTGATAACGATTACATATGGCAAAGGTCTCCCTTACCTTTATTCTATTTCTTAGACCCCGACAATGCAGTAGCATGTGTTCAATATGATTTTGAACACCATGACGAAGTTAAAATGGGTGGAGAAAAGAATGTATCATATCCTAAAAAATTATGGTCTAGTATGATGATTTTTAATAATGGTCATGAAGATTGTAGGAAACTAACACCCGAATTAATCAATACTGCAAGTGGACAATATCTACATCAGTTTCAATGGACTGATAAAGTAAGTAAAATACCACATGGTAAAATTGCAACAGAAGGATTCGATACAAAATTTCAAAAAACTGAACATGCAATCCATTATACAAGAGGTGGCCCTTGGATTAAAGGCATGGATACGAGTAACATAAATATGTTAGGTTACTACGATAGAGTAAAAAACGGGTTGCCAAAAAACAACTAATATGTTAGAATGGAGATATTATGAATGCATTAGTATATTGTGAGTTTGGAAATTTATTAGTAAGAAAACCAAACGGATTAGAATATAGATTTGAAAATGTTGATAAGCCAGACTTAGGGTTTGACTTTGATGTGTTGGTATATGACCAAATCGAAGTAAAAATTTTAGAATGGGATAAAGACAAACCTTTTGATGAACAAGACACTCAACCTTTATCAGAAACAGATAGAGATGCAATTGAGAGATACATTGAAAATTCAGAACCACCTCATGGTGTAACTCTTAATAATCAATTCATTGATAGAGTTCAT